AAGGTCAAAACGCAGATTTTAGTTATATACATACCATAAGTTTAGAATTTGTTGATACTATTAGTGGTAAAACATTAAAACTTTTAAATACAGAAATATCTAATAATATAATTACAACTAATATTTCAGCAAATCATTTATTAATAAACGATATTTCAATTAATAATAGTATACAATTTAATCCTAATACAATAAATTCTGATTTTAGTAATAGAAATATTATGGATATTAGCGATGGTAGATGTATATTACCTAATGTAAGTTCCGATGATATATCTTATACTACAGGTATAATGGGTGAAATTATATTTACAACTGATAATCAAGTTTTAAATATTTGGGATGGGACAACATACAAACAATTAGTATTAGGTAATGATTTTGCTAATTTTAAATTAAATCCTGATATATCTGGTAATGATATAAGTTATCATATAATTAATGGAAATTCAATTGATAATAGTAACAATTTATTAATAGGTAATTCTAATGATTTTAAACTAATACCAATAATTTTTGACTCATCAGCCAATAATAGTAATTTTGGTATAAGTTCATATTCAAATTCTGATTTACCCGGTCTAATAGATATAACTGATTCAGAATTTAATAATAAATTAATAGAAGTAAATGCAAATATTTCTTTAAGATTTATAAATAAAGTACCAGGTGATGTTGAAGCATGTACGTATGAATTTATTTTATTTGATTCATCAAGTAATTTATTAAATAGTGTAAATGTAAATAGTGATAAATCTCTTGTTTCTATAAAAAATAGTATGCTTGTAATCGATAATAGTTTTAATTTTTCTAATAGTAATTTAACATATATATTAAACAATATAGAAACAAAGTATTTATATTTTTGTATTACTACTAATTCTAAACAAAATTTAGAAACAAATTTAAATTATTTATCTATTGATTCTTTTCATTGTTCTATAAAAACTATATAAATCTTATATCTATTACTAATATCTGTTATTAATAATTATTATGAATATACTTAATAATTATTAATAAATAATTATATTTAAACTTACTAATAATCTCTTTTTATCTATGTCTATTAATTATAAATTTAGTCATTCTCATTGTAGATGTTGCTGATGAACCTTGTTTATAATTATCTACAAACTCTTTATAATATATTTTTTTATAACAACAATGTGTATTAATATCTTCAACTGGAACATCGGGGTCAATCGCTGTTGAAACATTTTTAATAGTTATTGTTTGTGGAAGATTAAATTCTGAATTACTTAATATATCTGTATTATAATTCATTTGAATAGTAATATTATCGCTATAATCGTCGCTGTATGGTGAAATATTATTAAAAGAAAAATCATTGGGATAATTACCTGAACTATCTAGATTACTTATATTTGGATTTTTAAATATACCTATAAATGGAATAGTTTTTGAATTATTATTATCATTCATAAATTGTTGTAATTTATTATTAAAAGTTGAACTATTAGTAATATTTAAACTATTAAAATCAATAGTTAAAGTATTATCTAAGTCTTGGAAATTATTTAATCTATCATAGTAATATAATTTATATACAGCAATAAAAGTAATTTTATATTTATGTGATAAAATGTTTTTATTATTTGCATTATCTTTTAATATAAATGATATATTTATATTACTATTTTCTGAACCATCAGGTTTTATTAAATCTAATGTATTAAAACTTATTTCAATTAATGAAATATCATTATTATGCTCTATATATTGTATAGAATTAATAATAGCATTATAATTATTATTTGATAAATCTTCAGCTACTAATGTTATATTATCATCTATTTTAATACCAGGTGGTTGTAAATCAGGAACCATAATATCGAACACTAACGTATTTATTGTTTCGTTATTATATAAATAACTATCATATTTTATATCAACATTTAATTGTATACTATTAGATTTATAAGAATTTATTAATAATGTTGTATTATTTAAAACATATTCAAAATTTGAAAAAATTGTATTTTTCTTTTTATTTACTATATAATTACTAATATCAATATTAATAAAACTATTATCTTTATTTTGTAATAAATTTAATACACTACTTGTATCACTTATTAAAGTATTATATAATATTTTACTTTTATTATTTATATCATTTATATTATTTATATCAAAAATATTATTTGATATATCTGTTGTATTATTGTTACTATATAGCGTTAATGATATATCATTATTTAAATCATAGTATTTATCAATATATTGAATTAAATTTCCTCTTAATTTTTCATAATTATCTTTTAATTTTATTACAAAATTTGAATAATCATATTCAAAATATAAATCTTGATAATTTTTACTTATATCTATATTTGATTTTAAATTATCTCGTTGGTTTAATGTTATTTTAGAATTACTTGTATCAATTAATTCATCATATATTAAATTACTATAATTTTCTAATTCATAAAATCTATTTAACGCTTGAATCGCATATGAAAAATCTGTTATTCCGCCATAGCTAATATCATTATATCTATAATTTTTTGAATTAACATTGGTACCATAATATGAATTTGTATAACTTAAAACATTATTTAAATTTATATCTATATTTATTATATTTTTAGATAATTCATCTACTATATAACTTTGATATATATTATTAATTGAATTATTAAATAAACCATAATTAATCGAAAATGATAAATCCAAAATAAAATTATAATTATTATTAATTTTATTATATTGTTCTAATAATATTTTATAATCATTATTAAATAATATAAATAAATTATTAAATGTATTAATATTAAAATCGTAAGTAAACGTTGTTTCATTGTTACTTATATTTAATGCGATATTATTATAAAAATAATGTAAATCTTTTATAGAATATTGATTTTTATTATATAAATTATTACTATTAATTTTTTCTATAGAATAACTATTTAAAAAATTATATACATCATTAATATATTTACTTTTATATATTAAAATAGTTATTTTGCTATGCAAATCTAAGAAATCATATAATAATGTTCTCTCATACATTATATTTTTAGTTTTTTTTATATCATTTATACCAATGTCTTTACTAAATTCTTCTTCGTTTAAATCAATTAAATTGAAATTATTATTATAAGATAAATCTTTTATAATATATTTTAAATTATTTGGATTATAAAAATTGATATTTGTTCCTATAGTATTTCTATTTATAAAATTATCTAAATCTATTATACTTGAATGACTATGTAAATTATTTAATACTATATTATAAGTGTTATCAGCATTTATTATTGTACCATATGAAGAGTCCTCTGAATTATTTAAATAAATCGGTTTTATCAAATAATTATTTGATATATTTCTAATTACTATATTATTTTCTGATATTTCATTTTCTATATAATAATCTATTTGTAATTCATTACTTAAATCGTTTAAAAGATTATCAACACCACTACTTGGTAAACAATTATAATCATTTTTATTTATACTATTATCTATTAAAAATCTATTATTTGAATATGATATATCATTTTGCAATACATAATTTAAACTTAAATCATTATTATTTACTTGATAATTAATATAATTATTTTCATTAAATTGAGAAAAATAAATAAAATCATCTCTAACTGTTATATTATTATTAAAATTACCTTCTGTTAATCCTATTAAATTACTATTATTACTATTAATATTATCTTTTATAGATAAAAATATTCTATTATTTAATTCATTATCTATTATATTATAACTTGCTTCATTTGAAACCGGATTTAAATTATTATATAAACTATATAATATGTTGCTCATAATACGATTTTGATTATTGGATGAATCTAATATTGTACCATATAATTCTATAGTTTTTTTATCAAAAAATATTCCATGAATCGGTTTTATTATAACACTCGAAATATCTAGTTTAAAGTGCTTATAAATACTAGTTATTTCCGTAAAATATTTTTTATTATTATCTATTAAATTTTTATTATATAAATTATTATCTTTATTTATATCGGTATTTAAAGTTGTTATATTTAAATCTGATATATCTAGATATAATTGATTAAAAAATATTATAATATTTTTTATTGGATCAAAATCAAATTTAAATCTATTTGATAAATTCATATTATTTAACCCTAGTCTTTCTATTTCATCATTATTATTAAATATTTTCATATCAGAAGCATCTGTTTTTATATCTAATAAAGTATTATTAATATTTTTTTCATTTAATTTGTTATTATAATTAAATAAATTTTTATTAAAATAAGGTGCATAATTATTTAATTCATTTGTATTAAAAATATCATTTATATTAAAAAATCTTTCTCTTAAATTTGAATTTAAACTATTATCTATATAATATGGATTATCATAATTATTAAAATCTATATCATTATGATTATTATTTGCTATATTAAAATATTCTATAATATTAGAACAATTATCAAAATTAATATTTTTATAATAAAATATTGTTGAACCCATAATATTATAACCTTTATAATTATCTATAGAATCTAAAACATCATCTGATATAGATACTATTTTATTTTGTAATGAATTGGTATTATTGCGTGTTTCATCTATATATTTAAAAAATAAGTTATTTGAAATATCTCTTATATTTTCAACATTTTTATATTTATGTAATTTTATTTTATTTAAACTTTTACTCGTATTACCGGTATCAAAAATATAATTATAGTTATTCATATCTTCTTCTATATCACCTGATATTATTATATTATTACTGATGTTAGTTATTAATTGTTGTTTTTTCTCTTTAGTTAAAAATATTATTTTATCAGCTGTATCTGGTAAATTTGAATTTTTATTATAAATTATATTATTATACAAATTTTTCATTGTTAAACAACATATATTTTTATTTATTATTCCTTGATTTGATTGATAATTATTATAACTCAATATTATTTTGTTATCTAGGTTATTATTAAAACTTTGTAAATTTGGATAAACAGCGCTATTATCTAAATCATATGTGATTACTGGTGAATTTAATGAAATAAAATCTTTTGATAAAATTATATTATTTTTTGTTATTATTTTACCTCCATTATTTGGTATATTTTTATTATAAAAATATAATGGACTTGGTGTAGTTGCATCTAAATATATAATTGTTTTTGCACCACTTTGACCAGGAATTTTTATTCTTTTTATATTTTTAGTATATTCAAAATCTATCCAATTATAACTTACATTATGAACACCATCTTCTATATATGAAAAATATATAGGATTTAGAAAGTTACTTGCATTTGATTGGTCAAATATATATTTTCCATTACATAAATGTAAAAGGTTTGAATTGACATTACCATCTTGTAAAATAAATTTATATATTTTTTTATCATCATTAATATTGTCTTCTCTATATTTAAAAATATTTGGTTTTGTATGTTGATTTCTAATTTTATAATTTATTGTATAACTTAAATCAAATGAATTATCTATGCTAAAAGATGAATTTGAAAAACTTATATCTTTATTATCATTAATTGTATTTAATGTAAAATTATTATTACATATATCTAATGTAATATCACTTATGTCTTCGTATTCATTAAAATCAATAAATCTTATATTTATTAGATGATTTAATGAAACATCATATGTATTATTTAAACTTGTTAATGTTCCATTTATAAAATTATAAGATAATTCAATAGTGTTATTAATAATAGAATTTGTTGTTTCATTTGAAATTGTAAAAAAGTTATCTATTTTTTTATTTGATATATTATACAATATTGAATAACATAAATCTATGTTATTATAACTCGCATCTATTGAAATATCAATATTTATACTTGTATCTGGATTACTTTTATTAAATGAAAAATCAGGAGCTCTAATAGAATTTTCTATATTTGGTTGTAATGAAAAATATATTTCACTTATATCACTTTGACCAATATTAAAAATAAATTTAATATTTTGTGAAGAACCTATGTTATTTAATATATAATTACTTTGAAAATTTTGATTATTATAAATATTATCATTTAAATTTATTGTATTTGCTTTATTTAAAAATGTTTTTTCAACTTTAACTATTATATTTTCTTCATATAAATTATTATAACTATTATCTAAATATGTATTATCTGTATCATCTAATTTTTTTATAGGTTGTACATTAATAAACTTACTTTTTTCATCGTATATAAATAAATCCTTATAAATTATACTGCTTATATCACTTGGATTACTTTTATTTATCATCAGCAATTCTAAACTACTTTTTAAAAAATCACCACTTACTGTTAATATTATTGAAGAACCATCTTTATAATTACTATATTCATCATTATAAAAAGAACTAGATTGTAAATCAATTTGGTCATTAGCATATTTTATTTCTTGTTTTAAATAATCATATTGAAATATTCTTATATAATATGAAATATCTATTGAATCTATTGAATCTATTGAACTTATTAAATCTATGTTATAATTATTTTTATGTAATCCATATTTTATATTTGAATCTATAAAAGTAATGTTATTTACACCTGCTAATGAACTTGTATTTGTTTTTAAATTATTTATAATATTCGTATTAGTAATATGATGATTTATAATATTTCTTGATAAATCTGTTATAAAATTATTATTTTCTTTTGGAAAATTTTTAATATCTATTACATGAACTGATTGTTCTTTTACTTGTGAAGCTATTTTGTAATTAAAATTTTGTTTTCCTATATTATCTACATTAAATACATTATCTATCGTATTTCTTGTAATTATATTACCTACGTATGTTGAGGACTTTTCAAAACTTTTAAAATTTCCACCATAATCTATATAATATTCGTTTTTTTTATGATATATTTGTTCTACATATGTATTATTACAAATATCACTAATATTTGTATCACATAAATCAAAATATCCTACTACTTTTTTTAATTTTATTATTCTTTCAAATGATATTCCTTTTTCTAATGATAAATCAAATAAATTATATATCTGTTTATAAATATATTCTCTATTTCTTGAAATATCAGTTGCATCATTAGTTAATAAATGTCTTGTAAATAATTCTCGATTACTTATATATGATGTATCATGATTGAAAGATAATTCTGTTTCATTTAATAAAGGATATTTTGTTGCTTGTAAAATACCGGATATTTCTTTTATTAATTCATAACTTATTGAAAAATTATATTTTAAAGCAAATGATATATCTATTAATTCATCTATTGTTGTAAAAAAACTTCCATCAACAATATCATCGAAATTTACTCCGGGAATAGAATAAATTTCTTGTTCTTTTTCTTCTTTAAAAATATTTGGTTTTTTATTTTCATTTCTAATTTTATAATTTATTGTATAACTTAAATCGATTAAATTATCTATACTAAAAGATGAATCTGAAAAAATAATATTATTACTATTATCATTTCTATCTAATGTAAACCTCTCGTTACCACTTATATCTATATTAATATCACTTATGTCTTTGTATTTATTAAAATCTATAAATCTTATATTTATATTTTGATTTGTTGATACATCATATTTTGAACTATTTAATGTTCCATTTATAAAATCATAAGATAATTCAATGGTATTATTTTTATTAATAATAGAATCATGTGTTTCATTTGAAATTGTAAAAAATGAGCTTATTTCTTTATTTGATATATTATACAATATTGAATAACTTAAATCTATTGAATCATAACTTTTAATAATTTCAATATTAATATTTATACTTGTATCTGTAATACTTTTATTAAATGAAAAATCAGATGCTGAAATAGTATTTACTATATTTGGATTTGGTATCAAAGAAAAATATATTTCACTTATATCACTTTTTGATAAATCATTTGTAAAAATAAATGATATATCTTGTGAATATGAAGAATAATTGTCATTATATAATATATAATTAGTATTATAATTATAATTATTATTATTATTAAGTATAATTTCTGTTAAATTTATGGAAGTATCTGTATATAATGTATTATCAGTATTTTTATTAAATTTTTTTCTTGTAAAATATTGTTGATTTCTTGTTAAATCTTCAAATGATTCTATATTTATAGAGTTATCATTATGTAATAAAGGTATAATTAATGAAAAATCTTGATTCGTTTGAATATTATTTTCGATATTATATAAATCATTAATATTATTAAAAGAAATTTCTGGTAATTTTGTATTAATTATAGATAAATCATATTCAATATAACCATTATTTAAACTATTATCATAATATGTAAAGTATATTTTATAAATATTTGGTCTATTTGAAATTATTTCGGGTGTATTTATTATATAATAATTAAAATTTGTATTTCTTTGTCTTGATGATTCAATACCAAAAGTTATATTATTATCATATATATTGGGTTTTAATGCTTCCATTATTATTAAACTTGAATCATTTATAAAAGTTAATGAAATATCATTATTAGTATTAGTATTAGTATTAATATTAGTATTAGTATTAGTATTAGTATTAGTATTAGTATTAGTATTATAAGAAAAATCATGATCCAATAACAAATATGATGAATCAAATATATTAATATATGGTTTAATTAAATAATCATCTATTATTTTTATTTTAATTTCAGTATTATAACTATTACTTTGCTTATCAAAAATATTAAATGATATACAAATAAATAAATTATCTGATAAATCTGGTTCGCTTGAAAAATTATATTCATTTAAATAATTATTTATTATTATATTATTTGATAATTCATATATATTATTTGTATTTTTTATTGATGATAACATTATACCACCTAAATTTGTATTACTATTTTCAATTATATTTCCACTATATTCTGTTATTAAATTAAATGAAATACTTTGTATTCCTATACCATCATCTTTAAATTTAAAATTATAATTTGATAAATCTTTTTGTTTTACTTCAATTCTATAATAATTATATGATAATTCTAATTTATAATTATCTATGTTATAAATATTCGTAGTAAAATCTAAATAAGGCGGGGTAGTATCTCTAATATCTAATATTCTTTGTTCAGAAAAATATAATTGATTTATAGATAATTCATATATTATATTTTTTTCTCCATATAATGGGTTATTTAAAAAGCTTTGTATTGATATATCATTATTTGATATAGTTTCTATATAAAAATCAAAACTAGAAAATGTATATGAAATATCACTACTGTTACTTTGATAATATTTGAATTCATCAAATTTACTATAAACTGAAACACCATTTATAATACTTAAATCACTTATTGCAACACCTGCTTCACAAATTATTGATGATGGTTCAATTACAAAACTAGGAACATCTATTTTAATCTTAACTTCACTTAAAATTTCTTGACTTGATAATTCTTGAAAAACTGAAAAAAAACTTATATCTAATGATATTTCTTGATTACCTGGTTCATATGTATAAATAATACTGCTTGGGTCATATAATGTTTGACCAGTTAAAGAAGTAATTGTAATATTATTTGTTGTATCTTTTTCTTTTGAGTTTTGTTGAAAAGATAAATCTATATCTAATAAATCATATCCTAATCTTGGATGAAATAAACTTATATCATTTAATAAAAAATTATAACTTGTATCTCCAAAACTTATTTCAATAACATGATTTGGAATTTTATTTACAAATTCTATATTAGGTGGAGTATTATTGACAATATTAATTGTTCTTTGAAAACTATTATAATTATTTTGACTATCACTTATATCATATTGTATTATAAATGATTTATCTATAATTGAAAATTTACTATAAATATTACTAAAATCAAATATGTTGTTTTTATCTGTAATATCATAATTTGATAAATCTGAATTTTGTGAAAAATCTGGATGTATAAATGTTAATTTATAATTATTTGATATTGGTGTTTCTGATGGATAATTATCAGATATATCAAAATTATATAATATATTGCTTATTTCGCTTGTAAACATTTCATATGAAAAATATTTATCTATTGCTTCATAACATATTGTAAATAAGTTATTAAAATAATTAACATAATTTCTTCTATAAGGTATACTATTTGTAAAATAAGTAAAAGACATATTTATTGGTTCAATAAATGATATTGTAGGTGGTGTTATATCTACTATAAATATTTTTCTTATATAATTTAATACATTATTATTACCATCTGTTAATATATATTTTATTTCTATTGGATTATTATCTGCTATATCTTGGGATGTTTTTATAAAACTTAAATCTCTACTTAAATAATTTTCATTACTTAATGTAATTTTTAATTGATTAGAATCTGTATTTTCAAAAATTGTTTTTGGTGGAACTTTTGCTTTAAAACTATAACTAATTGATATATCAGAATATTTATTGTCGCTATATGAAATATCAAATAATATATTACTTAAATCACTATAATTAGAATTATATGTATATGAAAAATCCATAAAAGATGATGTTTCATTATCTCCTGATATATCTTCTAAATTGCCATCTATTAGAGCAAACCTGAAATTAGTATTATTAGAACGTCCATTAGATAAATCTACTATATTACTAAAATCTTGCAATAATTTTAATACAGGTGCTGTTTCATCTACTATTTTAACACGTCTTGTTATTGATTGTATTATATTACCATTATAACTACAATCAAAATTTATATTATTAATTTCATTTTCTAAATTTATATTATAATTAAAACTAATTTCAAATGGTCTACCTATTTGATTTACAGAGATACCAGCACTAATATTAGTAAAAAGGGAAATATAATTAGCATTATTATTTATTGACTTATTAGAAACAATATTTTCACTAGAATTCATACTAATTTCATTGCTTAAATCAAGAAAATAATGATTAGTATTTATATAAATATTTAAACCATTATCTCCATATGTTAATTCTTTATTATATTGTAATTTCACAATTTGTTCTCCGGATAAACTAATAAATGGTCTAAAGCTATCACTGAAATATGATAAAACTAATGATATGTCTGAACTTCTTTGTTCAAAAGATATACCATGTATATTATTTATATTTGTATAATATGAATTTGAAAAATCTAAATGATATATTATAACCATACTAGCATCTGAAGTATTATTGTTTATAGATACAAGATTATTTGTATGATTCATATTACTACTATCTTGAATAGTATAACTTAAATCTGGAATATATAATGAATTTTCTTTATAAAATATATTAACTGAATTATCTTCTCTCACTGTTTCTCTATTAATAATATTATTAATATTATTAAAACATATATCATTTATTAAATCAAATGATAAACTTTGTCTATATAAATTATATGTTATTGTATTATTATAAGACAATTGAGCACTTTGAAAACATATATCACTAATATTACTATTATCTATTACATTTAGTGTAAAAGTTTTATTTTTTGGAAAAGTATTTATAGCATTTATAATATCTACATTATCTATATTACTAGATAGTGTTTCATAAATATAATCTCCTTGATTTAAACCTTTAATATTATAATTAAATTTATATTCACTTATATATGAAAAATCTATTATTGAATTCTGAAAAAAATTATCTTTATTAAAAGTACCAGTACAATTTTTTATATCATTTGTATGTAGTGAAGATATATCAATATGAAATGAAAAATCATTTATTATTAAAGAAATATTATATGAATTATCTTGAGTTTGAAATGTAATAGTTGAAGTATTATTGCATATATCTATTAATGACGCGTTTATTTCTAATAAACTTATATCAGTATCACTAAAAAATAAAAAATTATAATTTAAATTAATTCTATCATCATCATTATCTAATAAATAATTTGTTATTTTAAAATTATTTGAATTATCTGAACCTGTTTGCAAAAAAGTTGATAAATAATACTTTTTACCTTGATAATTTAATTCAGCATCATACTGTGGTATTAAACTATCTTCTTCAGTTGAATATAATTGATTTGAAGTATCGAAATTATAAAACTCATTTTGAATAATTTTTTTTTCATTTATTATTATGTCTGCTTTTAAATTATATATATTTTTTGATATATCATATATGTAAAAATTTGGTTCATATATAAAATCTATTAAACTATTTGTATTATAATTTCTTGATAAATCAATATTTATTGTATTACTTAAAAAATGATTTGATAAATGTGGAAAATATTTTTTTATATTAAAATCAATAATTGGCTTATAAACAATTTTAACAAATCTTTTACCTATAAATATTTTACTCTTATAATTTATATTGTAATCAATAATAAATTCTCTAATATTATAATTTAATGTTATTATACTTATATCTTCAATGCTTTTACTTGTATATGTATTTTCATTATATTCTTCTATTGGTATTATATCAGCATTAAATATTAATTTATATCCTGGTTCTACATATTCAGTATTAAAATTTAATTCATAGATAAATTCTTCATTTAAATATTCTTCTAAACCAAAATTAGGATCAATTTTCATTGGCTCAAATTCTCGACCATGTATAGTTTTTAAATAAAAAGCATTTATAACATTGTTATAATTATATTTATCTTCTATTCTATTAAATAATGGATTTATATTTGAAATAGTTGAATCTAATCTGTATTTTGGATAACTTTTTATAGATAGACTTATGTCCATTGAACCATTTAATAGACTTTGTGAAAAATCTAATAAAATATCTCCATAATAATATTTATATCCACTATTATCAATTAATATTTCTAAATTTCCTGATACATTTTGATGATTATTTAAATCATAATAATATATTCTATTATCACTATTATCACCTGATATAATAATTGAAAATGAATCGTCAATATTATATAATTTAAAACTATTTAATTGATTGGAATTATAATTTGAACCACTAATACCAAATGGTGTTGTATATGAAAAATCATGTGCTGCTATAAATGTATATGTTGTGTCACACATAAAATAAAAATTATCTTCTGGACTAGTTAATTCAGTTGTATTATTTGATAATTCACTTAATCCTGCACCTCTTATATTTATTAAATTATTTGATTCATCATAAAATCTAAAATAATCTCCATTGTCATAACTTATATCATTACCGCGTGATACATAAATATTTATATCATTATTATTTATTCGTGTTATATTAAGATAATTATCTAAAATGTTTGAATCATTATCACAATTATCTATATAAAATCCTAATGGATATTGTTTTGAAATATCTAAAAAATTATATTGCGTCCTAGCTATATTATAACTTTGGACTGTATTTTGATTAATTACATTTTGATTTGATATTATGTAAAAATTACCCGTTAAAGAAATATCAATAGTATTAGATATATCTAATATACTGGTCATTAATACTATAATATATTTTTTTAATAAAAAATATATTACATTATTACTATTTATTATATATTTTTAAAATTGATTTAAATTTTCATCATTTTATTATTAATATAACAAGGTTTATATTATGTCTTCTAATACTGATATCTCTAAAAAATATCAAAAAAAAACGGATAGAGAACATGTATTAGATAATCCTGATACATATATTGGTTCTATTGAAAATACAAGTAATTCTGTTTATGTTTATGATGAACAAAATAAAAAAATTCAAGAAAAAAATATTAATTATATTTCTGGATTATATAAATTATTTGATGAAGGTATTGTTAATTGTCGTGATCATGTAATTCGTATGAATCAATTTATTCAATCTAAATCTTTTAATGAAGATTCTAAAGATTATCCTGTTACTAATATTAATATTAGTATTGACGATGAAGGTATTATTACATTATATAATGATGGTAATGGTATTGATGTCAGTATCCACCCAGAATATAATATTTGGATTCCAGAATTAATTTTTGGTCATTTAAGAACTTCAACCAATTATGATAAAAGTCAAAAAAAAATTGTTGGCGGAAAAAATGGATTTGGTTTTAAATTAGTTTTAATTTGGTCTACTTGGGGCAAAATTGAAACTGTTGATCATAAAACAGGACAAAAATATATTCAAGAATTTAAAGATAATTTAACCGAAATTTGTAAACCTAAAATTACAAAATGTAAGGGAAAACCTTATACAAGTGTTTCATTTAAACCTGATTATGAACGTTTAAAATTATCTGGTTTAACAGATGATTTAAAAAGTTTAATGATACGACGTATTTATGATATTGCTGCTGTAACTGACAAATCAGTTAAAGTAAAATATAATTCACAATTATTAGATGTTAAAAGTTTTATTAATTATGTTGATTTATATATTGGTTCTAAAAGTGAAACACCACGTTTATATGAATCGGCAAATGAACGATGGGAATATATTGTTTGTTTAAGTGATGAATTTAAGCAAATTAGTTTTGTTAATGGTATTAATACATCGAAAGGTGGAAAACATATTGATTATCTTATGAATCAAATTATTAAAAAATTAACAGCATATATTAAAACAAAAAAACATATTGATGTTAAACCATCTGTTATTAAAGAACAACTAACTATTTTTGTTAATTGTACTATTGAAAATCCTTCTTTTGATAGTCAAACTAAAGATTATTTAAATACTGCTGTCTCTAATTTTGGTTCTTATTGTGAAATTAGTGATGGCTTTATTGAAAAACTTGCTAAAATGGGTGTTATGACTACTGCTTGTAGTTTAACTGAAATTAAAGATACTAAACTTGCTAAAAAAAATGATGGAAATAAATGTAAAACAATTCGAAATATTCCAAAATTAACTGATGCTAACTTTGCAGGAACAGCTAAATCCAATGAATGTATTATTATTTTATGCGAAGGAGATTCAGCTAAATCCGGAATTATTTCAGGGTTATCCCGCGATGACCGCAATTATATTGGTGTTTATCCAATGAAAGGTAAAATGCTTAATGTTCGTGGTGAAACTATTACAAAACTTAATGATAATAAAGAAATTACTGAAATTAAACAAATTGTTGGTTTAGAACATGGCAAAAAATATAGTGAATCCGATATTAAAAGTAAACTTCGTTACGGTAAAATTATATTTATGACTGACCAAGATTTAGATGGTAGTCATATTAAAGGTCTTGGTATTAATGTTATTGATAGTGAATGGAAATCTTTAATCAATATTCCAAAATTTATTGGTTATATGAATACACCTATTTTAAAAGCTACCAAAGGTAAAGAAATTATGCAATTTTATAATAATGGCGAATTTGAAGTTTGGAAACAAACAGTTGATATTAGTAAATATCATATTAAATATTACAAGGGTTTAGGTACTAGTACCGGAAAAGAATTTAAAGAGTATTTTGAAAATAAGAAAATTGTTAATTTTACTATGGGTGAAAATTGTGATGATGCTATTGATATGGTTTTTAATAAAAAACGAGCAGCCGATCGAAAATCTTGGCTATCTAATTATGATAGAAATGCCTATCTTAATACATCCAAAAGCGATGTTACATATGAGGAATTTATTAATAATGATTTTATTCATTTCTCTAAATATGATAATGACCGTTCTATTCCTAACTTATGTGATGGTCTTAAAATTAGTTTAAGAAAAATTCTATTTTCAGCTTTTAAAAAGAATCTTAATAATGAAATTAAAGTCGCACAATTTAGTGGCTATGTTTCTGAACATTCTGGTTATCATCATGGTGAAGCCAGTTTAAATGCGGCTATAATTGGTTTGTCTCAAAATTTTGTTGGTTCCAATAATATTAATCTATTTAATCCCAAAGGTCAATTTGGAACACGTCTTCTTGGCGGTAAAGATGCCGCGTCCGAGAGATATATCTTTACAGAATTAAATAAAATTACGCGAAAATTATATCCACATATTGATGACCAAATTTTAAATTATTTAGATGATGATGGCGATAGTATTGAACCTATGTTTTATATTCCTATTGTTCCTATGATTTTAGTTAATGGTACAAAAGGTATAGGTACTGGTTTTAGTACCGATATTATGTCTCATAATATTGAGCAAATTATTGCTTATTTAGAAGGATTACTTCATAAATATCCAAGTGAAAAGCAAAATCTATTAAAGATTGAACCTTTTTATAAAAACTTTAAGGGTAAAATTTATCCTTGTGATGAAACAAATAAAAAATATATTATTAAAGGTTGTTATACTATTAATGGTCCAGATAAAATTACTATTACTGAACTTCCTATTGGTACTTGGACAGAAGATTATAAAGCATTTTTAGAATCTCTTCAAGATAATAAATCATCTAAAACAGGTAAAGATAAAGGCAATTATATAAAGGAATTTGCTGATATGTCTACTGAGAAAAATGTTGAATTTAATATTACTTTTAATAGTGGTTGTTTAAATGAATTATTAAATGAAAGTTATGAAAATAATATTGAAGGTGTTGAAAAATATTTAAAACTTTATACAAGCCAATCTACTACCAATATGCATTTATTTAATGATAAAGAACAACTTCGCAAATATGATACTATATATGAAATTATAAATGACTATTTTAATGTTCGCTATGAACATTATAAAATCCGCAAGGCTTATTTAATTGATAAATTAACAAAAGAATTGCTTATTTTAAGTAATAAAGCACGGTTTATTAAAGATAATTTAGATGATAAAATCGATTTACGTAAAAAATCGAAAGATGTAATTGATGCTATGTTAGTAAAAATGAAATATGATAAGCATATTGAAGAAAAGAATTTTAATTATCTTATTAAAATGCCAATGGATAGTGTTAGTCAAGAAAATGTTGATAAATTATTAAAAGACCATGAAAATAAACAATGTGAATTAGATAAAATTCAAAAGCAAACTATTGAAAATATGTGGTTAACTGATTTAAATGAATTAAAAAAACAATATAAAGAATTTCTTGAAGAAGATTTAGTAAATGAAGAAAAAATGGTTACAAAACCAAATAAAAAATCTACAAAAAAGTAAATACATTATCTTGTAAATAGTTTGAAATAACATTTATAATTTTTTTAATATAAATGTTATTTTTACTTTTTAAATATATTTCATATTATTTTTAATTAAACCATATTCAATAACAAATAATATTTTTTATTTTCAATTATTGTTAGCAAAATATTCAAAAAAATGCTTTTAAGAGCATAAAGGTTTAAATTCCATTTTTCAAAAACCCAAAAAAATAATTAAGGTAACACATTTTTTTTATAAAATAATCCATAAATTTTTTGTTTTGGACATTTTTAAAAATGTCTATTTTTATATTTTATTAAATACTTTTATTTTTTTATCAATTTTTCACTTTTTTCACTTTTTAAATCATAAAGGTTTTAAAAGTTTAATTTTAACAATTTTTTATTGTTACCATACTTTAAAATTAATAAAAAATTCCATTTAAAATTTTTTTTGTATATATATAAAATGATGACTAATGATGACCAAAAAGTAGCAAAAGTAGCACAAATATTTTATTGTGTAAAGTGTGACTATAAATGTATTAAAAAATCAAATTTTGAAAAACATTTAACAACTGTAAAACACAAAAAACAGCTACTTGATGACCAAATAATGACCAATGATGACCAAAAAGTAGCAAAAGTAGCACAACATCTTTTTACATGTGAATGTGGAAAAAAATATAAGTATAAACAGGGTTTAAGCGTTCATAAGAAGAATTGTAAATTTTTTTTAGATGAACATAGTGATATTTCAAATAATAAATTAACAATATCAAACGATGCAGTATTAAAATTATTGAATGATAATCAAGAATTAAAAAATATAATAGTTCAACAACAAACACAAATTAGTGAATTAATACCAAAAGTTGGTAATAATAATAATAACACTATAAATAATAATCAAAAATTCAATATAAATGTGTTTTTAAATGAACAATGCAAAGATGCTATTAATATGAGTGATTTTGTAAAATCGTTGCAAGTTACATTAGAACAATTAGATTTTACAAAACAAAATGGATTAGCAGATGGTCTAAGTAAAACAATAATAGATAATATGAATAAATTAAGTATATATGAAAGACCAATGCATTGTACTGATATAAAACGAGAGACGCTATATATAAAAGAATATGATGAGTGGACAAAAGATAATAATAAAGAAAAAATAAAACATGCTATAAAAAAAACTTCTTCAAAAAATTATAATGCTTTAAACAATTGGAAAGACGATAATCCAGATTTTTCAGATAATGAGAATAAAAGTGAATTCTTTTCAAAAACAATTTCAACAATTGGAAAATCTACAGATATAATAGATGATAAAATTATAAAAAATTTATGTAAAGAAACATATGTAAAATAATAATTTATAATTTAATTATAAAAAATTAAATTTATAAAATAAATTATAAAAATAAATTATAAAAATAAATTATAAATTGAATAATATTAATATTATATTTATATTATATTTATATTATAATATTAATATGGATAAAAGTTTAATTCAAAAACCATTTGTAAAATGGGTTGGCGGTAAAACACAAATTCTTGAAAAAATTATTATGAAAATACCAAAACAAATAAATAATTATCATGAATTATTTTTGGGTGGTGGTAGTGTTCTATTAGCTGTATTATCCTTACAAAAACAAGAATTAATAACTATAAAAAATAATATTTATGTATATGATATTAATATTAATCTAATAAATCTCTATAAAAATATTAAAAATAATAAAGAAGAATTATATAAATATATTTCTTCATATATTAATGAATATGATTCTATAACTGATAATATAGTTAATAGAAAACCGAATACAATTGAAGAAGCAAAAACATCTAAAGAAAGTTATTATTATTGGCTTAGAAATAAATTTAATACTATTGATAAAACGTCAATAGAATGTTCAGCATTATTTATGGTTATTAATAAATTGTGTTTCAGAGGTGTATATAGAGAAGGACCAAATGGATATAATGTTCCATATGGTCATTATAAAAAAACACCAACAATTATTACAAAAGAAGAATTAGATAATGTAAGTGAATTAATTAAAAATGTAGAATTTATACATAGTGATTTTAAAGAATCAATTAAAAAAGTAGAAAAAGGTGATTTTGTATATTTAGACCCTCCATATGCTCCTGAAACAAAAAAATCATTTGTTAATTATGTTGCTGATGGTTTTGATTTAAATATGCATAATACTTTATTTGATGAAATATTAAAATTAGATAAAAAAAAAGTAAAATTTGTATTAAGCAATTCATCAGTAGAATTAGTATTAAATAAATTTAAAGATTATAATTGTGAAACATTAATTGCTCGACGTGCTATTAATTCTAAAAATCCAGAATCAACAACAAATGAAGTTCTTATATACAATTAAGTTTAGACACTAAATCACTGAATTTAACGTATTCAATATTTAAAGATTTTGCTAATTCTATAAACTTTTTTTTTGATTCAGAAATATCACCAAATATTTTTGTATTACCATGAGTAAGTTCATACTCTTGATAACCAACACATACAATTTTTAGTGGTTTTCCATATAATTCTGGGATTTCACTGTATTTATACATAACACCAAAAACTTTTTCTCCAGCAGTCCCAGTGGTATTCCAATTTCGAGTTTTAACTTCATAAATACAGTTATCTGTTTCCCAGTCAGGAGAATATCCATTTCTAATTTCAGGTTTTCTTGGATTTTCACCTAATTTTTTTAAAACTTCAAAAACAATACCTTCACCCAAAAGCGTAGTCCAATTTCCATTATTTTCCTGACCAATAATACTATTTCCCCATGCTTTTTCACGTTTTTGTGTAATTTCTCTCTGTTTACTTATTGTAACATCACCTACTTTTTTTAATTCATAAGTAATACCATTTTCATATGGTCTAATTGCCCAATAAATAATTTCTTGAAAATGCTCTGAAATAGTCATAGTATAATTACTTTGTAATAGAGAATAGTTTTTTACATCAATTTTAAAAATATTTTATATATTAGTTATTAAATAATATAATTCATCAATATTGTTAAAATCATCATTAATAACAGGAAAAAATTCAACATATTCAGAATATAATTTTATTAAATCATTTTCCATAATAGTTCCTGGTTTTTCACTTAATATTTTAATATTATATGGAATTATATCTTCAAATCTAAATACTTCTAAAACAGCATTATCATAATAATGCAAGTTTAATATAATATTATTATCATTATTACTATATGTATTTAATGTATTTAAAAGTTCTGAATCAAATAATTTATCAAAAATAATTAAATTTATTTTTAAATTTTGAGAGAAAATAAATAATTTTATTTTATTTAATAATTCTCTCCGTCTATTATTTAATGAACCTAAAAATATTATATTTTTTTCTAAATTATTATTAGTTTCTTGATTTATATGATTAATTTCATTTATATTATTATTAATAGGAATAAAAGGGATAAATAATTTAATATTTTTATTAATATTTTTAGGATAATAATTTAAATTTATGAGAGAATAATCATAAATATCGAGAGAATTATTAATTAAATTTATCATATTATCATCAATATAATGATAATAATAAAGATTTTGATTTAATTGTTATTATATAATATATTTATTATATGGAAGATAATCAACATTGTTATTATATAATAAAGTTGTACCAATAAAAATAAAAAATAAATTTTCATCTTTTATACATTTATTTTCGAGAGATTTATAATAATTATCATAAATTACACACCTTATTTTATATTTTTTTAAATAATCTCTCAACTTTTTTGCAAATAAAATTGTAAAATTTGTAGTAAAAATATAAATTAATTTAATATTTTTATTATTAATTATATCATTTAACATTAAATCTCTCAAAATAATATTTAATAAACTTTTAAATTTTTATTAAATAATATTTAATTAATTATTTTTATTTTAAAACCATGGTTTTTGAACAAAGGTTTTATTAGTTTTATCAGAATATATAGGACGGTTCATAGGCATATGCATATTACTTATTGACTGAAGATATTTATTATATGAAACTACTTCATTATAAACATTATTTATACAATGGTCTATAACATTTTTATTTAAAATAGCAATTTGTTGTGGAATATTATTATCTAAATTTTTTGAATTAGATATATAATTTTGTCTCATTATAGAAACTAAATGTTCTACGTTTTGATTATCTATAATATATTGTTGATTTGATTTATCATATACGCCTTTTCTAATCGCATTTTGTATAATTTCTATATTTTCATTTGAAAAATAAGCATTTGATAATATATTTTTCTCATAAATTCCTGTTAAACTATTTAAAAAAGATTTATTTTCAATTGGAGTTTTATCCATCATGGAAAATTTAACACTTATATCTGGATAATTTAAATTTACTCGACCATTATTTGAATTATAGTTCATTTATATATAATATTTATTTATATTTTATATAAAAATAAATATTAATACTATTTATTTTATTATTATCTTTCAATATTATAAATTATGTTAGGAGAATTTCAAAAAAATGTTATATATATTGCTACTACTATTTTAGTAATTTTATTAGTTATTATTACAATTTTAATATATAAATCTTTACAAAATGCTAATTTTCCCGCTATAAGTAATGTTTGCCCTGATTATTGGGATTTATCTGGAAATATTTGTAAATCTAATATTTATCAAAATATTTCCGCAACCGGCAACAACAATTGTACATGGAACGATTGTAGTAATATAGATGTTAGTATATTTAATCAATTAGATGAAAATTCTGCTTTATGTGCTAAAAAACATATTAGTAAACAATGTAATTTAAGTTGGGATGGTATAAGTAATAATAATATAGATTGTAAATTATATCCTTATAATAATTCTGCATGTAATACTGATTCTATCCTTAATTAGTTATTAAAGATATAATGATTCTTTGTGTAATAGTGATTTTATCTTTAATAACTAATTAAATATTATATGATTGAAAAAATTTATATTATATTTAATTATTATAATGTCTAATATCATACCTACAGATATTAATTATACTACAAGTAAAGTTATTCAATTTAATAATAAAAATGTTCCTTGGGCTATTAATGTTGATGAAATAATTCATGATACAAATACAAATAATAGAAACCGCGATTATTCTGATTCAGTTTCAAATAAACTAAAAATAATATCTAAACAAAATGACATTGATATAAGTAGTGCTAACAATTTAAATTTAACAGCTTCTAATAAAATAATATTAAATAGTGAAACAAGTTTTAATAATTTAGCAACATTTACATCTATAAAAACTAATGATATATCATGTAATAATATTATATATTCAAATAAAATAAATAATTTAAATACAAATTTAGATATATTTTCAACAAGTGAAAATAATATTGATATAAGTAGTGCCAATAATTTAAATTTAACAGCTTCTAATAAAATAATATTTAATAGTGAATCAAGTTTTAATAATTTAGCTAAATTTACAGATATTTCAATTAATAATTTATCAATTAATAATCAATTACAAATCAATGATACAATTATAAAATCTGATACAATTACATTAAATCCCGGTTTAAATAATGATTTAAATTTATTTAATAAATTTAAATTTAAATTAGAACAAGATATTGATAAATATAATATAATTTTAGAAGCAACACAAGAAAATTCGGGAGGAGCATTTATTCTATCAACATTAACAGAAGCTATAGCTACTATTTCAGGGGAAACTCATAATAATTCTAAGATAAATACTTCTAAGATAAATAGTAGTGTAATTGGATTAATACAACCTGCGCAAGCTAAATTTACAGATGTTTCAATTAATAATTTAACTATCAGTAATGATTTATTTATTAATGAATTATCTTTAAATACATTAAAATCTTATGAAATTTATTTAAATAATACATATAGAAGTAGTTCAGATAATTCTATCAATTTAATAATTGAATTATCAAATATTGATAGCAGTTTAACTCAATTAGATACAGATATTTCAAATTTAGATACTTCTATGATAAGTAAATTTCAAATAACCGATGCAAGTGTTAATATATTAGAAGAAAAATTAGATAATTTTATTTTAGATGATGCTTCTTTTGGAACCATAGATATTAGTAAAAATATTAAACTGGAATATATTAATAATAACCATTCATTATTATTTGTAGATAATAATAAAAATTTAAGTTCAAATAATTTTATACATTTTAATGAAGTAAGTGGTATTATGTTTTTTGATAATAGTTTAGCTATGAAAATACCACATTCTATACAAAATACAAACACCGATATTAGTGGCTTAATTAGATATAATCCTGATAGAAATAAATTTGAAGGTTATAATGGAACACAATGGAATAAATTTTTAGATACTACAAATAATAAAGTAGATATTTTAGATAATGGAGATATATCATTAAATAAAATTTATTTATATCATGATACAGGTGATATATCTAGTTCTAATATATATTGTATCGATATATCTTGTATCGATATATCTGCTTCTAATATATCTTGTATCGATATATCTGCTTCTAATATATCTTGTATAGATATATCTACTTCTAATATATCTTGTATAGATATATCTTGTATCGATATATCTACTTCTAATATATCATGTATCGATATATCTACTTCTAATATATCTTGTATCGATATATCTACTTCTAATATATCTTGTATCGATATATCTACTTCTAATATATCTTGTATAGATATA